GCTTCAATAGCGAAGTTAGTATGACGACGATAAACTACTTTGAAAAAGGTAATTTGAGGATTACCAGTTAAATAAACATCCTGGGCACCATAAGCAACTAATTGAAGAAGACCACCACCCATTTACGCTATATTCTTTATACTATTAGAGGAGAAAAAAAAAAGGAATATATATAACACATTTATTAAATTAATTAGAATAAGCTAAACCACCCATTCCGGATAATATACGTAATACGTTATAGTTAACAGCATATATATTAATGCCATCATATGTATAATTGGCAGATGTTCCAGGGTCTTCAGCTTCAATCATTAGAGTTGCTGTATCAATACGAGACATATTTAAAGTTCCACTTGGTTGATGTTCTTCTGGTTTTAAGGCAAAAGAATATACATTGATGGGGTTATTAACAGGTACATTAGTGTGATGTTGATAAGGTTGTACGTGAGTGAAATATAATCCTTCTCTAACAGCAAAACGATCATTGCCATTTAATTGTAAAATAGCACTTTTTAAGGGATTTTTATAAACTTCAGGATCAACTTGGTATATAATATTGCTTGTTCTAGATAAATCAAGGTCATCAGTTACAGCAGCATCTACAAAATTATAATCATACCATCTGTCTTTTTTGAAAGCTCCTTTGCTTTTAGCAACCCAAATTAATTCTTTACAAGGATGATTGAAGTTTAATTTAATTCTATTAGTTCCTTTATTAAGAGTTTCTGAACCTGTAAATTGTAATTGCTCAATTAAATATTCATGTGATAATTGAGCAAATCTTCTGCGTTCATCAGTATCTAAGAATATGTAATCAACCCATAAAGAAGCATTAGTTATATTAGCAATATTAGCAATAGTAGTACCAGATAAACAGCAATTAACTTTTGTTTCAAATTCTATTTTAACTTTAACTTCGTGATATTGTAGAGCTATTAAAGGTAATGATAGACCTACATTGCGGCAAAACCAAAATTCTAATGGTATATATAGCGTACTATCTCTTGTTGATAATATATCTTTATCAGCGCCTACCATAGTTTCATAAGCATATCTTTTGCCAACAGGTAAAGATAATTCATTCCATATGTATAACCAATCAGAATAATGTTTATCTATTTGTTGACCACCTATTTCAATAACAACAGATTTAATTAATCGAAGACCTAAGAAGTTAACATATGAGTCTGCAGCAGTAGTGCCAATTCTTTTTGGTACGGAAACTTGTAAATACATGCGGTTAATTAAATCGCCATTGCGTGATATTTGACAAGTTACAGTATTTCCATATCCTACATTTCCGTTAAAAGTTTGTTGAATAGCTTCCATAGCGAAGTTAGTATGACGACGATAAACTACTTTGAAAAAGGTAATTTGAGGATTACCAGTTAAATAAACATCCTGGGCACCATAAGCAACTAATTGAAGAAGACCACCACCCATTTACGCTATATTCTTTATACTATTAGAGGAGAAAAAAAAAAGGAATATTATAGCATTTAACAACATTTATTTATAAATTTAGTAATCTAATAAATTATTTAATTAGAATAAGCTAAACCACCCATACCCGATAATATACGAAGAACGTTATAATTAACCGCATATACATTGAGATTTTTGGCAAAAGTTGTAGTAGCAAAGGTATTATCTAATTCTAAATTTAGAACAGCAGTATCAATACGAGACATGTTTAGTGTGCCACTCGGTTGATGTTCTTCGGGTTTTAAGGCGAATGAATAAACATTTATTCCGGGATTAGATGGAATATTTTCGTGATGTTGATAAGGTTGGATTAAGTTAAAGTAAGAACCAGGTCTTGATGAAAAACGATCATTGCCATTTAATACAAGTTTAGCACTTTCAATAGGGTTTGTAGAAGTTATAGCATTGGTAGGTTTATATAGTTCAGTATTACCAGCGGCATAGCTGTTAACTTCGGTAGAATAGTTAACCCAATTTTTATTTTTAACAATTTGATTAGTGTCAAAATCTGAAGAACAAAACCATACTAATTCTTTGCAGGGATGATTGAAAGATAATTTAGGTTTCATGCTTTTTGCTGATATAGTTTCAGAACCAGTAAATTGAAGTTGTTCTATTAAATATTCATGTGATAATTGAGCAAATCTTCTGCGTTCATCGGTGTCTAAGAATATATAATCTACCCATAAGTTCACTGATGATAAATCAGCAATAGCAGTTGCTGATCCTTGGCATTTAATTTTATCTTCAAATAAAATATTAATTTTAACTTCATGATATTGAAGAGCAATTAAAGGAAGTGCTAAACCAACATTGCGGCAAAACCAGAATTCTAATGGTATATATAAATTAGCTTTAGTAAGTGCTGCAAGTTTATTATTAGCCCCTACCATAGTTTTGTAAGCTTCTTTTTTAGGATGAGGTAATGAAAGTTCATTCCATACATACATCCAGTGTGAATAGTGTTTATCTATCTTTTGACCACCTATTTCAATTTCAACATAGTTTATTAAACGAAGACCAAAATAAGGACATACTGGTTCAGTTGAACTATAATCAATTATTGATAAATATACACGATGTATTAAATCACCGTTTCTTGATATTTGGCAAGTTACGCGATTACCAAAAGTAGGAGTTCCGTTGAATGTTTGTTGAATGGCTTCAATAGCGAAGTTAGTATGACGACGATAAACTACTTTGAAAAAGGTAATTTGAGGATTACCAGTTAAATAAACATCCTGGGCACCATAAGCAACTAATTGAAGAAGACCACCACCCATTTACG